AAGCGGCCAAGTTACCTTGCGGGGTGGTGCCGTCAGTGGAGCTTGTCTGTGGGACAGCGGACACGTTAATGGGCGTCGTTCCTCCGCCCAGGTATTCCGGCCTTTGCAGCCGGGCGTCAGGTGATACGACCCCGAAGTGTGCGCGAACAACTTCGGTGTACCTGGTACCGCCGCGGGCGTCGCGTTCCAGGAGTTTTTGAATTTGGAAGGCCTGGCGGATTTGGTTGATGGTTGCGGCTGTCGCGGAGCTTAGATCAGCCTCGAGTTTTGGATCGTCCCACAGAGCGTTGCCGGTGGTGTCCGGCGGGGGATTTGCCCAGGTGGCCGTAGAGTTGGCCGATGACATTGCCAGGTTAACGCTGGCTCCGCCGCCCGAACTGATGAAGTCGGGGATCTCATTGCCGGTCGGTACGACCGGTGCCGATGTGCCGAGGGGTAGATCTACGGAATCACCCTTCTGCGGCCACGGCAGGCAGGAAGTGAAGTAGTCGTGTCGCTTTCCTCGTGTTCGGAGTGCGAGTCCGCCTGATTGGGGTCCGTCGTCGGTATCAACGTCGATGGAGTCTTGCAGGTTTTGGTCGCGAAACCATTCGTTCCAGATGAGTTGATATGCGCGGAAAGGAAGCACATTGATCCCGTCAAGATTGACGTCAGTAGGCAGACCAAAGTAGTCGCCCAGTGAACCCTCCGCGAAGCTGGCGGTGTCAATAACCGGGATAGTGTAATCCGTAGAGTCTCCTGGATCGGTTTGCGCGCCATTGAATTTCTCCCAATTGTCCCAGACCAGGCGTTTGGGGACCGCGAAGTAGAAGGTGTCCAGGAACAGATTGTCCATGACAGGGAAGATTGGCGTTGCCATCCTGGCAAACGCTGTAGTTTTCAGAGAGAAGGTGTCTCCAGGCAGAGCCTCGTCGACGAAGATAGGGATCAGCTTGGAGTGATCGAAGGCCGTCATGTAACGGCTGGTGCGATCAAAGCTCGATCGCGGGATCTCGACGTTTGGAACTCGCGAGAATTGATGATCCATGTGGGAACGACGTTTCATTTTGTGCCTCCGGCTTGGATGGTGTCGACGTTTTCGGCAATTTCTTTCATGCGCACATGCGCTTTAGCGTTGCCGAGATTGATGTGATCGGTCTCTTCGACTGACCCGGTGGCCGGGCAGTAAGTGCCGATCCTGAACAGTGTGTAGTCCGACGAGAACAGCGCGAACTCGTGAGTTTCCGAGTTGGCGGCGTTGCTGAAAGCCCGGCAGGCTACCGCGTCGTTTTCACAGGTGAAGGGGGGAAGGAAGGTGCCTACGGCTCCGTCCTGAACTGCGTACAGATTGTGTTTGATCTCATTCATTGTTGCTCTCCAGTGGTCGCTGCAGTTGATTGTATTGCGCCAGTTTGCAGCTATGACGCTGGCGCAGTCTTGCCGGCGTGTAGTCGCCGGCTATTTTTTTGAATTGCTCATCGCGTTGGGCGCGGAGCTTTTCGTGGTTGCCTGGGTCGTCCCTCTCCAGGCGTTGAGTATAGAACCGGGGTGGCTTACGCGGTTTCCCGTTCACGATTACTTCGTCGTGCGGGAAGACGTCGCCCTGGTACTTGGCGAACCAGTCAGAGGCGACTCCCGGTTTTCGGGATTGCTCGGAGTACTCCGGCTCCCGGTAAGAGTAGATTTCGCCCGTGTACGGGCAGAAGTTGGCGTAGTGATCGAGCGAGGGTTTCCCCGTGATTTTCTTTGTGCAGTAGCGAGCTACGTAGCACGCGCTTTCGAAGGTGACTTCTCCAATGACGCAGCGGCCTTTACCCCAGAGCGCGTTTAGCTTCTCGGACTGGTAGTACCGATTGCCGTCGCTGGTGTGGGTGTAGACCTTATCGTCGAAGTCGAAGTTGAAGAGTAGCGCGTGGTAGTGGGGACGCTCGAATCTATCGCCGTATTCACCGCACATGTAGTACCGGATTTTATCCTCATCTGCGGTGTGCCATTCCAACGTGAGAGGGTCCAGCGAGCGGGGCACGTACGCGGACCGGAGTCTTTTCATGAAAGCCTGGTAATGGTGCTTGATTAAGCTCGTTGGGTTTGGCAGGTGGAGATCATCGTACGTCAGGGTTAGGAAGCAATTGCGGTCATATAGCTGGGCTTCATGCATGCAGCGGACTCCCCATTGCAAGGAATAGTCCAGGCGGCAGCCGATGCACTGACCGCACGGAATGTCCTGCTGTTTGGCGGCGCTTCGCGCCCAGGAGAAGAGGATCGGAAACTTCCCGTTTTCGTTGGGTTCTGAGCTTCGCCATGCGTGGATGGGCTTAAAACACGCCACTAGAGGCGGTTGCCGCCCCGCATTGGCCGTGGGCTCAGGTTCCGTTTGTTTGTCTTCGAGGCGGTCTTGCGAAACAAACGTTTGCTTTTAGCTTTGCGCATTTTTTGGCGCTTCATTGGTGATCTCCGTTAGTAAAAAGGCCCCCGAAGGGGCCTTAAGAGTGCCAGAAAGGGGATTTTCTGTCACTCAGCACAGTTACATCAAGGAAAGTTACTGTGCTTCGCTCGCTGGAGAGCTCGCGGGGTCCGGGGCCTTAGGGGCCTCCGGGGCGGCCTCAGGGGCCGCAGGTTCGGTTTTCTCGGTCCATGTCTCGCGGGGGACCGCTAGGCCGAGGTCGACCATTTCCGCAGCATTGGCGGGGTCTTGGACGAAATCGAGGAACTCGCCAGGATCTCCGTTGAACCTGGTTCTCAGGCTCGAGGGTAGTTCCGCGAACATCGAGCGGGCCTCGGTGACGATGTTAAGAGCCTCGGCCAGCTGCATGGAATTGGCCATGCCGTATTGCGGCGCGTGTTTCGAGAAGTGGGAAACCGCGCCGGTTCTCTGAAATTTCTCCATGATCTTGTTGACATCACATTCGTCCTTCATGGCTTGTTTGGTCCGGCTTTCGCCGTCCAGGAGAGGGTGGACCCGCTCGCGCGGGGAGTGTTTTGACCGGATTAATACCGTCATTTTGGAGTCCTCATTCGTTTGAGATAGTTCCGCCAGTAGGCGGGATTCTTGAGCAAGCCGGATTTGAGAGCGGTCTCGAGTTTTTTGAGATCCGCAGGCGTGCCGGTGCCCTGCGAGATCCGCTCTTTGAAGAACGTGTTAAACGTCATCCGCTTGTAGTCTTTATTGCGCGGCAAGCTATGGTCCATCTCCGGGATCTGGTATTTGGCGTCGCGACGAATGTCGCGTTTTTTCCCGAAGAATTCTTGCCGCATGTTTTTGGTGTCGAGCGTTTGGTATCGGCCCGGGAGCTGTTTCGCAACGTCCTTGGCGTTGGATATGGCAGAGCCGATGGCGTCGCCGACTTCTGCAGTCGGCTTGAGTGTGTCCGCCTGGTTATTCACCAGGTTAGTCCGGGCCTTTATGTTTTCGATCTCCGCGTATGCCCGGGCAGCAGCGACTGCCGATTGGACGCCTTGTCCAATTGAGTCCGAGATCGGGGCCACATTGCCAGCTGGTGAAGAGGCGCCGGAGCCACCGGCAGCCAGGATAGGGTTAAGACCAGCTTTTTTGAGGTCGCGCACCTGGCGTTGGTGCGCAGTGTTAGACATGAGCATCTGGAAGTCTCGGTTGCGCTTCGCTTCCTCCATTGCCAGCTGGTTTTGACGGCGGGCACCGAACGCGGAAACCGCGCCGGTGGCCAGACCGCCGAAGATTGCGCCGAAGGACATTAGAACCGGTCCATGTTGCCAGGCACGCCATACAGCGGCATGGGTCGGGCGCATCGGAGTTGATGGTACGCGTCGAATATGAACTCCGGCTCATTCGGAGTTGCAACGACGCGGCCAACGGGTGGGTCGTCCTCGATGAACGAGGAATTGAGGGTAGGCCTGGTCAAGAAGTCCTGGGCCAGGTGCCAGGCATCGAGAGGAGTCGCAGCACTGGAACGCATTGCGCCAGTAACCATGCTGCGCTTGTAGCGGTACTCCGCGTACCGCTCCTGGTAGCCAAAGACGTCTTCGTCGGCACTGCTGCCGTCCGCGAAGATCTCTTTGGAGAGTACGGCTTGCTCGCCGATGTTTGCCAGGGAAGGCCAGTAGAAGTCATACCGGGTGGAGCGTGACCACATTCGGTCAATGCCTTGCTGGTAGGTGAGGTCCGCACGGACGCATGCCATACCGATGATGTAGCAATGCTCCGTGAAGCTTTTGGTAAAGCCATGACCGCTGATGTGCGCCGTTGCGTACGCGGCCAAGTTACCTTGCGGGGTGGTGCCGTCAGTGGAGCTTGTCTGTGGGACAGCGGACACGTTAATGGGCGTCGTTC